ACCCAGTACCACCCTTACATTCTTCTGGTTTATTGAGGTATATAAGACCAGCAAATCCCCTTGTTTCGTATTCTAAGGGATAATCTATATGTGGTGTCTTATTTCTGAAATTAGACTGTGTTACGTTGACAGAGAAAGGTACATTCAAGCATGCTTGTTTAAATGTCTTGATCTCTCCCATTTCCAATCCATATACATTTTCTCCTATCTGTTGCCAAACTTCGTGCATATGATCAAGATTCATGTTCATATCGACTCTTACACCAGGCAAATTACCACATACTCTTGGGTTGTTGGTGCCTGGGCATCTGAGTGCGAGGTTCCTTACCTTGTCTGGATTCTTGTAAAAATTGTCAATGTAAACTATGGGAGTTTCTTGCCAACCCATCAATTCTACCCTAGCTCCCAACTCTTCATTGATTGCAAAGGTTTTCTCTTCATCAATAAAATACTTTTTCATATAACTAAATACTTCGGAGAACTAATGTGGAGAGGTTGTGGCAAAACCCAGTAGTAAAGAAGATTTGAAAGAATACGCTCTTAGGAAACTCGGAAAGCCAGTTCTGGAAATCAATGTTGATGACGATCAAATTGATGATTTGATTGATGATGCCATCCAATTGTATCACGAGAGACATGGTGAAGGTATTGATAGAGTTTTCTTGAAGCATAAAATTACACAAGCAGAAAAAGACATTATGGTCGGAACTGCTTCAACAACCACTGCAACAAGTACATTTGGTGGCATAACTTCTATTGATTACACAGAAGGTGCAAACTATCTACCGTTACCTGATAGTGTCATTGCGGTTCAAAAGGTATTTAAGATGGACTCTTCAACCATATCGGCTGGTATGTTCAATCTTAAGTATCAGATCTTTCTTAATGATTTATACTACTACGGAGCAATTGATTTACTCAATTACGGTATGGTGAAATCATACTTAGAGACTCTTGATTACATGCTCAATCCAGATGTTCAAATAAGATTTAACAAAAAGAATAGTAGATTATACTTAGATTTGAATGTAAAAGAACTCACTGATAATCATTTTCTAATCATAGATTGTTATCGAGTGGTTGACCCACAAAGCGAATCAAATGTATATAACGATCATTGGCTTAAGCAGTATACCACTTCACTAATCAAACGTCAATGGGGTCAGAACCTCATTAAGTTCACTGGTGTAAAACTGCCTGGAGGACTAGAACTAAATGGTAGACAGATATATGATGATGCTGTCATGGAGTTAGAAAAACTCGATGAGAAGTTAATGCAAGAATATGCAATGCCACCACTAGACTTTGTTGGATAATGCCTTTATCACCCTTCTTTTTAAATGGATCTCCAAGTGAACAAAGACTAGTTCAAGACTTGGTGAACGAACACTTGCAGTTGTTCGGTCAAGATATCCTATATTTACCTAGAAAGATCATCAATCAGAATACAGTGATTAGAGAAATTACTGCTTCTAAGTTTGATGATAGTTTTAGATTGGAAGCGTATCTAGTAAACGTTGATGGTTTTGGAACTCCTTCTGATGTACTCACTAAATTTGGTGTCAGAGAACAAGATGAAATTACTTTAGTTGTATCCAAAGAAAGATATGATGACTTCATAACTCCTTTTATAAACAAGTTCCCAGAGGAATCAAGAGCAAGTGCTGTATCACCACAAGAGGGTGATCTAATTTATCTACCTCTAGATAATGCTTTGTTTGAAATCAAATATATTGAGAGAAAAGTACCATTCTACCAAGTAAATGAACTCTTCATGTATGAGTTCAGATGTGAGATCTTTGAGCCTGAGGATGAGGTTGTTGATCTACCAGATGGATTGACCGATAAGAACGGTGAAGATGTAGATGATGGTATCATCGCTCGTGGTAATATCATTACTTTACAACTAGACAAGGATGATAATGAAAATGCTTTGGGATATGTGGCTCTTGCATCTACAGTTCCAGGCGTAAAATCTGTTCAACGTGTACCACTATTCAATGATGGTAACTACTTGGGAACTCCAACAGTCCAGATATTTAAACCAAAACAAGGTAATCAAGCCACTGGAACTGTAACTATTGCAGAAGGTGGTATTGATACTGTAACTCTAACAAGTAGTGGGTCTAATTATCTTAGTGTTCCTACTATATCATTCACTCCACCAAACCTAACCACATCATCACAGATTAAATTTGGCAATAATTCACTACATCATACATCAGTCACAGATGTAATTGGTGCTAACTTTAAGTTCGTAACTAATGTAGACTCAAGAGACACTGGTAATGGTAGACTATCATTAAGTTTCTGGTTGTATCCCACTAAGTTTGACCCAGCCGTGAATGGTGGTACAGTTATGTGGACTGATAGATTTAAGATATATTATAGAGAAACAGGTAATATAATCTTTGCTTCTGGTTCTGGATCTATAGAGAACACCACACAACTCAATCTAAATGCTTGGAACTTTATCAGAGTAGAACAATACAATACTGATGCAACTATATCAGTAAATGGAACTGTAAGTAATACTCTAAACACTGCAAACCCAATCTTGTTCTTTGCAGGCGATGTTCTCACATTAGGTGCTGACACTGCTGGTGCTGGATTCATTCCTAGTCAAACTGCATCATTTGAAGGATTCTTAGATCATCTAACTGTCAACTTGACTGGTGATAATGCACTAAGAAATACCACTGCAACTCAAGTTCCTGTGAACGAAACACAACAAGAGACTGATGCACAGACAAATAGCAACGCTTCATTTATCCGAAAGATGGATAATGAACACCCACAAGTGGTTGCAACAACTGATGCAAACAGAGTTGTAACAGGACTAACTATCAACTATGAGGGTTGGGGATATACCTCAGTCCCTATTATGACTATCGAATCACCAGCAATAGGAACTCAGGCAACTGCTGTTGCTATCATGACAAGTAGAACTGGTGTTCCAAATCAGTCAGTGGATAGAATACTAATTACAAATCCTGGCGCTGGATACACAGAACCTCCACAGGTAACATTCACTGGGGGAAATCCTATTTCTGTTGCTATTGCTACTGCTGTTATATCAGAGGCTGTGTTAGGTCCTATTGGAATCACGACTGGTGGTAGAGGATATACATTTACACCTACAGTCGGTATTACATCTGTGTACATACAACAGTCTAATGAAACCATACCTTTACTACAGAACGCACAAGCAGAAGCCGTTGTAAGCACCGCAGGTACAGTCAAAGAAATTAGATATAGTAACGCTGGTGCTGGTTATACTAACACAACTGCATATGTAGGTATTGAGTCAGTGACATCAAGTTTCTTCGGTGAGTTTGAAGTAGATGAGTTGGTAACACAGGTATCTACAGGTACAAGTGCATATGTATCTAGCTGGGATACTGCAAATAATATTCTCAAAGTTATTGCAGCAAGTGGTGACTTTACTGTAGGAGAGACAATCGTTGGTGCAGCTGCAAGTTACAGGATTCTATCAACAGGTAATGACCTTTCTGCTGATATACCGTTTGCTCAAAATGAAACTTTTGAGACCGAAGCAGACGAGGTTGTAGACTTCTCAGAAAGAAATCCATTTGGGGAATTCTAAATAGTTTCATAAGGTGGTAATATTATGTTAACAAATCATTTCTATCATGAGATCATTCGTAAGACAATCGTGTCTTTCGGAACCTTGTTTAATAACATTGAGATCCAACATACAGATAAGAACGGCAAGACAGTAAGTGTTGTCAAAGTTCCAGTATCTTATGGACCTCAGCAGAAATTTTTAGCAAGAGTATCTCAGGGTAGAGAATATCAGGATGAGAGAAACATTGGAACTACACTCACCCTGCCAAGAATGTCATTTGAAGTCATAGGAATGAACTATGACTCAACTAGGAAAGTCTCTACCATGCAGACTTTCAAGTCTACTAACAAGAAGACAAACAAAATGATCAAGGCTTTCATGCCTGTTCCATATAATATCAATATGCAACTTAGTATCTTATCTAAGTTAAACGAAGACGCAATACAAATACTAGAACAAATACTACCATACTTTCAACCAGCATTTAATTTAACAGTAGACCTAGTAGATGTGATTGGAGAGAAGAGAGACATGCCAATCACTCTAGAAGGTATACAGATGGAGGATAATTATGAAGACGATTATCTCACAAGAAGAGCTTTAATATACACACTGAACTTTGTATGCAAGACATATCTATTCGGTCCCATCAACAACAGTACTGACGGACTCATTAAGAAAGTTCAAACAGATTACTATACAGAAACAGAAAATCTCAAGATTGCATCTAGACAACAGAGATACACTGCTGTTCCTATTGCGGTCAAGGATTACAATAAGGATGATACAGCTAGAACAAATGAAATAGTCAAAACTGACATCACAGAATTCTCTGTAAATAGTTCTACTCCATTCTCTAAGGGTGACTACATACAAATAGATGATGAGAAAATGTTAATCAGAGCCATCTCTGGAAACAGGTTGACTGTAAGAAGAGGTGAGTTTGGTAGTTTAGTCATGGCACATGACACCAACATTCCTATTAATGTCATCAACGTTCAAGACGACACTCAAATAATTGAACAAGTCTTACAGAGTGGCGATGATTTTGGATTTGGTGAAACTGTCACAGATTATGCTGATGGTCAACAATACAGCACTAGTCAACAAAGGGATGCTGAGACATGATTGAAGACGAAACATTTGATTCTATAGATGACGCTCTAGACATAACGGATAGAGGTGCTGAGATCATGAAGAAAGAGCCTGTATCCAAACCTGTCAAGAAAGTAAAATCAGATAAAGAAGATCTTACAAAAGACTATGAATATAGTAGAGCTCAATTATATTCTTTAGTTGAGAAAGGTCAAGAGGCAGTTGACGGTGCATTGGATGTTGCACAACAGTCAGATTCTGCAAGAGCATATGAGGTTGCTGGTCAACTTATCAAACATGTTGCAGACACGGCTGACAAGTTAGTGGATCTCCAAAAGAAAATGAAAGAGATAGATGAGGTAAATACTAAGCAGAACACTACAAATGTTACCAACAATTCTTTATTTGTGGGTAGCACTGCTGATCTACAGAAGATGCTCAAAAAAGTCAGTAAAGAGAATCAATGAAGACCTACCAACAATTCAACGAATCTTTGAAAGATTGGTATAATAAAGGTAGGAATGTTAGAATTCCTAATGAGGATCAAGCTTCCTTTAAGACTTTACGACAAGATGATCGTGCTCAACAGGGTAAGTTCATTAAACAAGCATCTAAAGGTAAAGATCCAAGTAAGTTAACTGATGATGATTTTGAAGGTGGAGCATTACCAAGAAACATGAGTCAACTTAAAGATTTCATGCAAGGGAAAGGTGGTGCAACTTGGTCATTCACCAGAGGTATGAAAACTGGACCAACTGCTTTAACCAGACAGACAATCGAACGTCCTTTAAAAGCTATTGGAAACGTTGCAAAAAAAATTAGAGGAAAAGGACAACTGTATTCAAAAAAATGAAAAGTTTTAAATCAATCAGAGAAGAAGGCAACTGGCAAAGGTTGAATAAGTATGGTGCAACCTATACTATTACTTTTCAATTCAGAGGTCAGACTAAGATGCTTCAGATGTTCTTCCCACAAAGGGCAAGACCACTGAAGAAGAATGTTCAATATGAATTGAACAAAGTATATCCAGGCAGTAAAGTATTATACTTTGATGCGAGTGATAAAGATCCCACAAAACCCCTATTAGTAATTGACTCTTAATAAATTATGTCTAGTCATGAACAATACCTTGGAAATCCTAATCTAAAGAAAGCTAACGTTGCTCAGAACTTTACAAAGAAACAAGTATCTGAGTTTCTAAAGTGTGCTCAGGATCCTGTATATTTTGCACAGAAGTATGTAAAGATCATCAACTTGGATGAAGGTCTAGTGCCATTCAAGATGTATGACTTTCAAGAAAAGTTAGTTAATAATTTCCATAACAATAGATTTAATATTTGCAAGATGCCTAGACAGTCAGGTAAGTCAACGACTGTGGTATCATATCTCTTACACTATGCCATCTTCAACGATAGTGTAACTATAGGTATACTTGCAAACAAAGCTCAGACTGCAAGAGATCTACTCGGTAGATTACAGATTGCATATGAGAACTTACCCAAGTGGATGCAACAGGGTATCATTGCATGGAACAAGGGATCTATGGAATTGGAAAACAAATCCAAGATCATTGCTGCATCAACCTCTGCATCTGCCGTTCGGGGTATGTCATTCAACATCATATTCTTAGACGAATTTGCGTTCGTTGCCAACCATTTAGCAGATGATTTCTTTAGTAGTGTATATCCTACTATTAGTTCTGGTAAGTCTACTAAGGTAATTATTGTTTCTACCCCTCGTGGTATGAATCACTTTTACCGACTGTGGCATGATGCGGAACTAGGTAGAAACGAATACGTCACTACAGACGTTCACTGGTCAGAAGTGCCAGGCAGAGATGATGCTTGGCGAGAACAGACCATCAAGAACACATCAGAAGCACAGTTCCGTGTTGAGTTTGAGTGTGAGTTCTTAGGATCTGTTGATACATTGATATCACCAGCTAAGTTAAAAACTATGGTGTATGATGAACCTATCAATACTGGAAAGAGGGGTGGGGAGATATACGAGAACCCAGTAGAAAATCATAATTATTCAATCACGGTAGACGTTGCAAGAGGAGTAGAGAAAGATTATTCCGCCTTCATCGTCTTTGATACAACAGAGTTTCCATATAGAGTTGTTGCAAAATATAGAAATAATACTATCAGACCAATGTTATTTCCTACTATCATAGCAGAATTTGCCAAGGCATATAATAACGCATACGTTCTGTGTGAGGTAAATGATATAGGAGATCAAATTGCGTCTATACTATTCTATGATATGGAATATGAAAATGTATTGATGACTGCAATAAGAGGTAGAGCTGGACAAGTATTGGGTCAGGGATTCTCTGGTAGTAAGGTACAGTTAGGCGTAAAGATGTCTAAGACTGTAAAGAAAATAGGATCACTCAACCTCAAGACTCTGATAGAGTCAGATAAACTTATAGTCAAAGATTACAATATCATTGCAGAACTTACAACCTTTATTGAAAAGTCAAACTCATTTGAAGCTGAGGAAGGATGTAATGATGACCTTGCCATGTGTCTGGTGATATTTGCATGGTTAGTCATGCAAGATTATTTCAAAGAGATGACAGACGATGATATAAGAAAGAGAGTGTATGATGACCAAAGAGATCAGATAGAGGCAGATATGGCACCATTCGGATTTATTGATGATGGATTGTCAGAAGAATCATCATTTGTCGATAGTTCTGGAGATAGATGGAATCTGGATGAGTATGGCGATAGATCTTATATGTGGGATTACTTGTAGTGGACTTAGATGAACCAGTTCTATTTCTGCACGAGAGAAAATGTAGAGTGTGTGGGAAAACATATTCATTGACAGAAGGATTCTATCTTACTAGGAAGAACAGAGGTGAAAAGCCATCTTCATATTCATATGAATGTAAGAATTGCACAATCAAAAGAGTTAAAACTAAAAGAAGAAGTAATAAAGTAGACGTATACCCTGATTGGTAGGAGGTTCATGTATCGTTTCCCCAGTGGAAAAGTAGCAATTTCTAAATAATAACAGAGAAAACAACTGAGATCTTCGAGGAACACTAACATGGCGCTTAATCTAGTATCTCCAGGCGTTAAGGTAAGAGAGGTAGACCTAACCGTAGGAAGAATAGACGGTATCAACGATCAGGTTGGAGCTATTGCAGGACCTTTTGCAAAAGGACCTGTTAATGAACCAGTCTTAATCGAAACAGAGGCCGACTTACTTGAAACGTTTGGTAAACCATACTCTGCTGACGGACAGTATGAGTATTGGATGTCTGCATCTTCATTCTTATCATACGGTGGAGTGTTGAGAGTATTGAGAAGTGGCAATAACATGCTATCCAATGCTAACGCACCTGTAGGTGTTGCAATCACCAACCTATCTGTCAAGTCACAAGAAGATTACTATAACAACTTCAATAACCTTGCACAAGAGTTCTTATATGCTGCAAGATCACCTGGCTCATGGGCTAACGATCTTAAAGTTTGCACTATTGACTCTATTGCAGACCAAAGAGTTTCAATCGGTACTGATGGACTAGCTGTTGGATTTGCAGTTACTGCTGGATTCTCAACCAGTGTTGCAAATTCTGATGGTACTGTTGGTATTGAAACAGGTTACATCAAAGGAATTATTACTGGTGTTAACGAAGGATCAGTTGATGTTAAGGTTGTTGCAAAACATAACGTAACTACAGATGTATGGAGTGCAATAGATTACGAAGAAGGATCAGACACTGCATCTTTCCAAGGATATGACATTGCGATATACAACGATAACTTGTCATCTAACACATCAGTAAACCACCCTAACCGTTTGAAGATCTTCAACACAAGTGGTAACTCAGTATCAGTTGAAAGAACTAAGTTCCAAGCTGAAATAGGTCTTGGTTCTACAACTATCACATTCGGACCTGACTTCAACACACTTAAGTCTGCACCTGGCGATACTATTAAGTCTCTTAACGGAACTTACTCTGGTACTATTGTTTCTTACGCAACAACTGGTGGACTATCTAATGTCATCATGGATACTCAGGCAACTGTTGCATTTGCAAACACAGCGTTCATTGTTAAATCTGGTGTTGATAGTGGAATCTACCTAAGAGAAGGTAACACTATTACTGATTGGTACAATCATCAAACTCTAGGACTTACAAACAGCACTGTTTACTGGAGTCAAATTGCAGATCGTCCTTCTACATCTGAATACGCTAAGGGTAGAAGTTCCAGATATGACGAGATGCACCTCGTAGTTGTAGATGACACAGGTAAAGTAACTGGTACATCTGGAAACGTTTTAGAGAAGTGGGTAGGATTATCAAAGGCAACAGACGCTAAGGTATCTCCATCTACAAATATCTACTACAAAGACTACATTGCACAGTTCTCTAACAACGTATTTGTTGGTGCTGCACAAACTGGTATCGGTCTAAAACATTCAATGTTGAGTGGATACACTATTGATGAAAGTGGTGTTTGGTCACAAGAAACTCAGGGCGTTACATTCAACGGTTCTGGTCCTAAGATCTACTCACTTACAAACGGAACTGATTATGGTGGAGATGGTAGATTCGTCTGTTCACTTGGAGAAGTTGTCAAGTCATACACTGTTCTTGATAACCCTGCTGAGTATTCAGTTAACTTCCTTATCCAAGGTCCTTCAAGTGGAAACTCAATCTACGAAGCACAGGCTAAGGCAAACAAACTACTAAGTATCGCATCCACTAGAAAAGATTGTGTTGCATGTATTTCACCATACAGAGCTGGAGTTGTTGGTTTAACTAACTCAGATACACAGACTTCAAACATTATTGCTTTCTACGATACATTACAGTCTACTTCTTATGGAGTATTTGATTCTGGATACAAATATACATTTGACAGATTCAATAACACATTTAGATATATTCCATTAAACGCAGACATTGCTGGATTGATGGCAAGAACATCTATTAATTCATTCCCTTGGTTCTCCCCTGCTGGAGCTCAAAGAGGTGCAATTAATAATGCACTTAAACTTGCTTACAACCCATCTCAAGCACAGAGAGATGTTCTCTATCCTAAGAGAATTAACCCTGTAGTGTTCTCTCCTGGCGCTGGCATCGTACTATTCGGTGACAAGACTGCACAGAAAGAGTCATCTGCATTTGACAGAATCAACGTTCGTCGCTTGTTCTTAACAATCGAAGGAACTATCGAGAGGGCTGCAAGATCACAGTTATTTGAATTCAACGATGATCTTACAAGAACAAACTTCTTGAATATTGTTGAACCATATCTTCGTGATGTTAAGGCTAAGAGAGGTATTTCAGACTTCGTGGTCATTTGTGATGAGACCAATAACACACCTGATGTTATTGATTCAAATACCTTTAAGGCAGACATCTTCGTGAAGCCTGCACGTTCTATTAACTTCATCGGACTAACATTCGTTGCAACTAGAACTGGCATCAGCTTTGATGAAGTTGTAGGTTCCGCCTAACTTTACTAAATACACCGAAGAGGACTTTTAAAAAATGGCAAATAGAAATGCGCCTGGATTAGACACAAGAACCATTGATGACTTTAAATCGAAGCTCGTCGGTGGTGGTGCTCGCCCCAATCTGTTCGAGGTAGAATTAGTCTTCCCCAATGGATTAGCAGAACAAGATGCAGAAGAAAAAGGTAGATTCCTAGTTAAGGCTGCAAATCTCCCTGCATCTAACATCAACGTAATTGATGTTCCTTTCAGAGGAAGGAATCTTAAGATCGCTGGTGATAGAACATTCGATGTCTGGACAATCACAGTTATTAACGACACCGATTTCCTCATCAGAAATGCTTTTGAGAGATGGATGAACGCTATCAACAAACATGATAACGCAACTGGAGAAGTAACACCAGCTGATTATCAGACTGATATGTATGTCAACCAGATCGGTAGAGCTCCTGTATCACAAGGACTTGGTGGTTCTCAGACAAACCAACAGAAACTTCCTATACTTAGAAAGTATAAGTTCCACGGAACATTCCCAACTAATGTAAGTGCAATCGAACTTTCATACGATCAAACAGATTCTATTGAAGAGTTCACAGTGGACCTACAAGTCCAGTGGTGGGATGTTTTTGATGGTGAGGCTAACCCACTATTGACAAATCAGACAGTTGACGGAACTGGAGCTGGTGCAAGCACATCTGCACAGTAGAGACATAATCTAAAACTTGTGTTATAATATAAGATAAATAACTGGGACAGCCCAGTAGTAGTGAGTTAATGGCTAAATTATTTGGTTTTAAAATAGAGAAAGACGACGAGCAGAATAAGGGAGTCGTCTCTCCTGTTCCTCAATCGAATGAGGACTCATCGGACTATTACGTTTCGAGTGGGTTTTACGGTCAATATGTTGACATTGATGGTGTATTCAAGTCAGAATTTGAGTTAATAAAAAGATATAGAGAGATGGCACTGCATCCAGAAGTGGATTCTGCCATTGAAGATATAATAAACGAAGCAATAGTTTCGGATCAGAATGATTCTCCAGTTCAAGTGGACTTGGAGAATCTTCCAGCATCTGCGAAGCTTAAAGAATTAATTAGAGAAGAGTTTAAGAAAGTAAAAGAGGTTTTAAACTTTGATAAAAAGTGCCATGAGATACTAAGGAACTGGTACATTGATGGTAGAATTTACTATCACAAAGTAATTGATATTGAGAAACCAGAAGAAGGACTCAAGGAAGTTAGATATATTGACCCACTTAAGATTAAGTTAGTAAGAAAACTAAAAACTGATCCCACTCTGAGGGGTGCGATCAAACAGATCAATGCAAATAATCCAGCTGATGTAGAAACTCCTGAGATAGAAGAGTATTATCAGTATGATCCTAGTGCAACACAGAGTAAAAATGCTCTAGGTGCTATTGGTCAAACTCCTTTTGCAACTAAACAGAGACCAGTAAGGATAGCACCAGACGCTATCACATTCTGTCACTCAGGTTTAGTTGACAGGAACAAACAAACTATTCTTTCTTACTTACACAAATCAATCAAGGCACTCAATCAACTGAGAATGATTGAAGATAGTCTTGTTATATACAGACTATCAAGAGCGCCAGAACGTAGAATATTCTACATTGACGTAGGTAACTTACCTAAGTTAAAAGCGGAACAATACCTCAAAGAGGTGATGAACCGTTATCGAAACAAATTAGTATACGACGCATCAACAGGAGAAATTAGAGATGATAGAAAACACATGTCCATGCTCGAAGACTTCTGGCTACCAAGACGAGAAGGTGGCAGAGGCACTGAGATCACTACGTTGCCAGGTGGACAGAATCTTGGCGAACTTAGCGACATCGAGTACTTCCAAAAGAAACTATACCGTTCACTAGGAGTTCCAGAATCTCGTATTGCTGGATCAGGAGAAGGATTCAATTTAGGTAGATCCTCCGAGATCCTAAGAGATGAAATTAAGTTCACTAAGTTTGTTGGTAGAATGAGAAAGAGATTCTCTGCCTTATTCAATGATCTATTGAAGACTCAGTTGATTCTCAAAAATATTGTTACACCAGAGGATTGGGAAACATTATCAGATCATATACAATATGATTTTGTATACGATAATCACTTCGCAGAACTCAAGGAAACAGAATTACTAAACGAAAGGTTAGGCGTTGTTGCTGCTGTTGATCCTTACGTTGGTAAGTATTTCTCACTTGATTATGTTCGTAGAAACATTCTGAAGCAAAAGGATGAGGAGATCATCGAGATTGATAAGCAAATGGCTAAAGAAATCAAAGATGGTAAACTTGCAGATCCTATGGAAGTTCAACAATTAGAAATGGGTGTTCATCCAGAACAAATGCCTGGTGGTAAATTAGATCCAAATATGGGTCAAATGCCACAAGATCCAGGCATAGATGGTGCTGCTACAGAGGCTCCAGAAATGCCAGAAGGTGGAGAAATATAAATAATACTAGTCTAATTCTATATTAACAAATTTATGGATAATGATTTACTTGACATGATCGCTGCTGGCGAAGATGGTTCTGCAACCCAGATACATGATAAGATCAAAGAGATCTTATATAACAAGGCTGCGGAGAATATCGATCTCGTTAAGCCTGCGGTGACTGCCGACATGTTCGGTGGACCTAATCCCTATCTTAATGATGAGGAAGAGGTAGAGACTGAGCCAGCTGATGGCACACCTAGTTCTGTTGAGGATACAGCAGAAGTTGAAGAACCTGTCGCTGAGGCAGAACCTGTAGATGATGAAGTAGAAGAAGAACAACCTGAGGCTTAACTAATGAAACTCATCACGGAAGAGATCGAAACCGCCAAGGTTCTTGTCGAAGAAAAAAACGGCAAGAAGAATATGTTTATTGAGGGTATCTTTTTACAAGGAAACCTTAAGAACAGAAATGGACGTTTTTATCCTGTAGAAACTCTTGAAAAAGAGGTCAACAGATACAATGAAGCGTTTGTTGGCAAAGGTCGTGCTCTTGGTGAGTTAGGACACCCAGAAGGGCCAACGGTTAATCTTGACAGAGTATCTCACAAAATTGTAGATCTTCATAAAGAAGGAACTAATTTTGTAGGTAAAGCACAACTCCTCAATACACCAATGGGTACGATTGCACAGTCATTATTAGATGACGGTGTTACTCTTGGAGTATCATCAAGAGGAATGGGAAGTCTTAAAGACACTAGCGAAGGCTATAAAGTTGTCGGTGAGGACTTCATGCTTGCAACTGCAGCTGACATAGTTGCAGATCCTTCAGCACCAGACGCATTTGTGAATGGTATTATGGAGGGAGTTGATTGGATCTGGGAAGCTGGAATCCTAAAGGCAAAACAATCTGAGGTAGCAGTTATAGAAGAAAAGACTATGACTCACCCTGCGATTGCTGTTGCTGAGCCTGAAAAGGCAGTGGAGGCAGTTATTGAGAAGACCCAAAAAACTATAAATAAGTTAGTAGATCAGAAACAACTTGACGAGAAGAAACTGGAAATCTTCCAGAACTTCCTATCAAATCTCTGATTTAAT